CAGCCTGGTCGTCTTCGGTTGTATCATTACTGATTGCAACTACGACCCCGAACCGTTCGGTTATATTCTGATAGACACTATTTTCATCTTTATTTTCCTGTGCATCTTCAGCCAAAGGAATTACAAACGCCATGTCTTGAAGCAATGTCCCGGAAGTTGCCAGGTCAAGATCGGCAGCACCACCTATATTATTTTTAAAATAAGTGTCTGCCAGTCTTAGCTTTAATACAATAGCGCCTATCTTCATTTGCGTTTTTTAAACTCCCTCTTTAATGCTAAACCGATATTGTCCATTATTCTCTTTTCATTAGCAACAACAGCAGGCTTTAACCACGGCCTTCTATCTTTTATTGATTTTCTTAGTTCGTGTATCCATGCGTATGACTTATCACCGTCCCCTACTTTCGTTCCGGCGATAGAACCCACACGCAGTGTCATATCTTTAACATCATATAATATAGACCGTACCAATTCACCCGTATCAATTGCCGGAGGAAACCCAGGCGCTGACGGGTGATGTATTGATCTACTCTTTCTATTTTTTGCATACCCTTTTGTAACGTATACCAACATACGCGGAGTATTCCGCATTGACTCTATAATATAATTTCTGAGATTATTACCCTCTATGACCATTGCTCTTTCTATTGCGCTTGGAAGAGCTTTGTATGTATATACTAGAGCCTTGCTGATGTTTCTTATATCAGCATTTATTTTCCTTATAGTTTTATCTATGATAACCATTATTTAGGCCAACCCGTTCCTTTCTCATAATACTCTTCTGCATATATCTTAGCAAACTCATGGTGATCATCGTCGCGCTGTATCCCAGTTACTTTATATAATGTCCCTTTAGTTGCGCCGCCATGCTCCATGAACAAAAACCATTCTGATTTTATCTGGCTTATATCGCTCATGTTTTTAAATCCAGTATCAAATCCCAAATCGAACTCCCGTCCTATCTGAATTATAGCGGCTGTCCGTACCGTGAATACATGAGTATAATTCCCCTGCTGTGTCTGTGCTCCTCTGATTGACTTTAAATATTCTGATACCGGCTTTATCTCTGCCCATATAGTTGTCAAAGTAGTATAAGTCGTTCCAAGACTCCCGGTGCTTTTTGGAGTAATAACAGGCTTCCTTATTTGTAGCCGATGTCTTAAATTTTGAGCAAGCCACATTATTGATTTATCTCATTTGAAATTGTCATACTGTCTGTTGAAAAAGTATCAGTACATGATATAGTATAGGGTTTCCAATCATAAATATTAGGAGTATATGGTATATAATATCTATTCCCATAGACCTCGTGAAGTTTAAAATATAGTTCACGGGCATCATCACTATTCAATGTAATCTCTCTACCTGTTTTAAGTTTTATCTTAACTTCAATTTTTATATTCACGTTAATACCTCACTAGTCTGTATTGTTGAAGTAATACCCTCGCGTCAGGCGGGGGATCAGGAGTCAATGTCCTTTGCTCATATATCTGCATTGTCCATAACTTCAAAGCCTCGAGTATAAGCGCGGGCACGTCCGTCGATGCTGTCCCATAACCAGCCCAAAAATCAATCCAGTATCCGGCAGTATATCTATCTGTATTTGAAGGCGGTGTACTTCCATTCTTAATCACTATCTTAGCGGGATCAAGATTATCGACAGTGTAATAATAACTACTATCGTATGTAGTAAGCACATCGTCTTCATCTACAGTGTAGATACCTTCAACAGAAATTAGTGGAGGTCTGGGAAGTTCAATTTCCATACCTGGCCAATAGTCAAGGTATAGTCTAATCTTTTGTTTAATCAAGGCTCGTGCTAGATAGTTTTCACATGCATTTCTAGCAGCAGTAATAAATCCAGCAATCAAAGTATCTTCATCAGTACCGTCAATCCGTCCAAATGTTTTAAGCTCAGCAGTAGTCACCGGCTCCAAAGCAGGAGCTGTTATTACTGCAAATTGCCTATTCCCATCGGTAGGATTTCCAGGTAACGATGTATCTATGATTGGCATTTACTTCTTACCCCGTTTAAACGATTTATTATCTACGTCCTCAATATCAGCCATTTTGTTTTCAGGAGCTTCAGCCATCTTCTGTTCTACCGGAGCTTCCTGTACAGGCTCATCGGCAACAAACATGGCAATATTCATGACATCTACAAATACCCTTGCAAGGTTTTCAGTGATGTCATAAATCTCTCCCTCTTTAAAATTTTCAATAAGCATCCCATCCTGGGACCCTCTTTCACTTTTAAGCATTTTAATCTTCATTCCCTAGACCTCCTTAGTATTAAGCAAAAGCCACAGCAGTCGCTGAGCTTACAGATACAACCGACCACTCGCCAGCTTTAAGACAAACAAGGTGCATCCTACCTGCAGAGTTAGACGATGCCATAAGTTGGCACCTTGAATTAGATACCAGCGTAACCAATGGAACTAATGCACCCGCGTCACATGATAAAGTAACAAGAGTTGATTGACCGAGGTTCGTCGCCGATGCCGTCGGAGTATCAACAAAAATATACATCTCCATACCAACAGACGGAGCCGATGCAAACCATAGGGTATTAGCAACAGCATTTGATCCAGTAGTAATGAGATGATACTTACAGTTGTTGTAAATCAAAGACGGTACAAGAGCACCCCCGGCCACTGAAGCACTGGCAGCGACGTGAATCTGAATCTTATCTTGCTGATAAAGAAACTTTTCTAGTTGGTCAGACGATACACCTTTTGAAACAGTCCCACAATAGAAAGTAAAACCAGACTCAATAAGCAGATCACCGCCACTTTCTCCTAGAAGTCTTCCACCACTTGCGACAACGAGAGTGTTTCCGCCTTGCTGATGATAGACAGCTTGATTATTATATGTTGCGTCAGCCATTGTTTAATCCTCCTTAATATCCCCGGATGGAAGATGACTTCCCCCATCCGGTTAAAATCTTAATCTTACAGCGGACTATTAACAGCCCAGTTATTTGGCGAACCGCACAAAGCAACAGCAGCAAGCCACATTGTAGACGCGTTACCAGACAGCGACATATACAACCGAACCCAGCGATGAGTTGAGTTGTTATTGCCAACAGTCTTCTTGTAACCAACAATCAGACGGCCATAACCGCCGGTTGCCGATGCCGTGACGTTATCGCTACCGAGTATGCTAGTCTTGCTCTCAAGGTTAAAGAATCGGCCAGTCGTAGCAGTCGAATCATAACCACCATATACATTATGGATGATCTGGCTGTTATGGACATTCGACCACGTAATGACAGTCGCGTTAGAATAACCTTGCTGCAATACGAACCATGCAGCGTTAGTGCCATTATCGCCCGCAGATGCAAAGCTGTTAATAGCAATGATAAACGTACATCCTTCATAATTTTGAAGGTCTATAGGGTTCCCAGTAACTACCACAGTATCAGCAGTAGCGTCCGGGTTAATAGCTTGAAAAAACCCAAAACTTGAATAGAAATCTTTTCCACCACTCATATTATTTTCCTCCTTCCTTATACCGCAATCCGGCCGATTTTGACAGCGTCATAATCTATGACATCCGCCCCGACCCGCTTCCGTGTGTAAACATTATCTTCAGCCAAGCTCGTCAAGCATGACCCGCCTTTCGGCTGCTGCATGTTACCATGCAGATGAGACTATATCATCATCCTTGTCAGGATGTCCGGCGCTTCCAGCACCATTATTGACTTGTGCTGTACTCCCTTTCGGGATAGTCGTTGCGCGTTCTCTTATTTTAAGAGCTTCGTTCATGATTGTCCTATGCGGCCATCGCCATAATAGGAGTTTCCATGAGTTCACCGGATTTGCTATATGCGTTACCGCATAAAGGAGCTTCATTTAACTCAACGAAAGGCTTAACGGTGTATGGGTCCCTCTGTACCGTGATGCCAAGCCGATCAACTATCAAGTATGCACTCTTCCAGTCTGCAAGAACTACGGACAGGGAGTTTGCAGCTATGACAGGAACGGACGGGCTCATGCGTACCGGAAGACCAAGAATCGCCGAACTAGGATCGGCAGCGATTTGTGAAGGCTTCCACAGATAGTTACCAGTACCGTCTTTAAGTATCATCGCAGCGGCGAGTGTAGACCTTGACATAAGCCAAGTTCCGCGCTCAAGATAATACTCCATCAAATGGTATTTAATCTGGATGAATCCGTCTCCGGTAAGAGCAGCGGCAGCACCCATATTAACCCATTCGATCTGGCCCCAGTTAGTTCCATTCGGGTAAGTCATAATACCACGCGGCTTACCGACTCCATCACCCGTTACGAACGCAGCACCTTCAACACGAGCGAAACGATCAGCAACCTTATTGGCAATCCAGGATTCTATATTGATACCTGAATCTTCCAGGAGCTGTTGAGTAGCACGAGGTTTAGCATACATGATATGCACCGGAATACGCTTGCGTCCAAAGTCAGGAGTCGCAGTTTCAGCACCAGCGGACGTTTCAGATTCCCATCCAAAACCGGCTTGACCACGATCCACCATAAACTCAAGCGCATTAGTAGTAATAGACTCAACCGATGAAAGTTGACGAACAGGGTCCATCTCATACATCTGCTCAGTCACCCTGTTAGACAGATACGGGCTAACCGTATAACCGCCATCAGGATCGATACCGACCGAAAGAGCCTTGAACATATCAGGACTCATTTGACGCTCGCCGCCGCGCGAACGCAGCATTTGATTAAACGACTTAGTGTATTCCTGATACTGTTGAATATCGATATTCACACCATCAATATCAACGCCTTTCTCTTCGGTATTACGAACCGACCTTGAAGCGATAAGAAAATCTTTTGCATCTTTCAGCAAGGTCTTCTCTTCTTCTTTGTCAAGCGCACCGCCAGGACGCTTCATAATGGTTTCAAGAAGATTGATTTTTTTATCCATATCTTCCTGCGCCTTTAATACTCGCTTATCAAGTTCCTCTTGACGTGTAGTTACATCTGCGGTTAGCTTTGTAACTTTTTCAGCGGTTACTGCATCTTTCATATCCTGTGTTTCAACAGTTTTCTTCAGACTCTCATAATTCCTATTAAGTTCCTCAAATATTCTCTTGTTATCATCACCAAGAGATTTAATTTCCTTGAGGACTTCTTCGGAGGTTTTTGAGTCAAGCTGATTTTTATAGCTTTCTTCAGCCATTTTCTTTCTCCTATTACTTTAAATTTTGCAACAACTTACGTGTTGCTCTGAGCTCGTCTCTAATATACATAGCCCTGATGTCAGCCCTTGCATCCCGCAAGGCTTCAAGCACAGTTTCAGCCCCAGACTTATTTCTGTCCGCAAGCGATTCTTTGCATAATCCAACTATATATTTGGCAGCTCCTATAGTTAACCCAGCATCCCGCAAGGCCTCCTCAAGTTGCCGCTCAGTTCTTGCACTTTCAATCATCGCTTTTACGCCTGTTATATTCGCACGGATTTTAGCAGGGAACGTAACCGGCGATATTTCCCAAAGATCAATAACCTTTAGATTCCTAGATTTTATTTTATCATCTATTTCATATCCATCTTTATCAACTTGATACCCGATAGATAACCCACGGACAGCCCCCATCTTCATAAGCTCGTGGGCTTCCTTTCCTAATTGAGTATTCATTGCAAGTTGTCCCTCAACATAAAGACCTTTTGCATCCTCATATATTTGATTCCATACCCCGAGAGGCTTAGACGGGTCATGCTGCCATAACATAGCAACTCCAGTCCCGTTTCGACCACCTCTACTTAACGATTCTTTAAATGCTCCAGGCATAATAATGTCACCATAAGAATCCGGCTCCTTATCAAATAATGAACCATAACCCTTGAATACGCCGGACGCTTGAATATCATCGGCCTTTATTTCAAAGGGAAAATCTTTTCTTTCTTTTTCCATCGTTCTCTCCTTGTCTCAATTATGATGGATTTGCTCCGGCTTGAGCCGGTACATATAATTCAACACATCTGCAAATTATAGTCTCTTCCGGTACACCAGCTGAATCGTCACCAGGATAAAGTAATTCTGCATCACCAACTTCATACTTATCATCCATCGGTATTGCGTTTGCTTCATTGTATCTTTCACCGGCAGCTATATGTGTAAGTCGTGACCTGTCATCATTGGCAGAAACCCAGTACTTATTAAACTCTAATCCAACTTCTTTCCCGGTTGACTCAATAGCCCCTTGCGTACTGAATACAGCAGCTTGATGAGTCTCGGTCCTTGCAATACGTAAAGCCTCCCACATCGAAAGACTTGATTTTTCAGATATAGCTTCTGCAATTTCCCTGTGAGCCATTCCTTCTTCCATCATGTCTGATACTATTTTAGTAATACGTCTCTTGACGGTCCCTGTTACTTTCTTTACATTCTTGCCCACTTTAACATTTGACCAATCGCCGTATACCTTCCAGAATCTTTCCTCAATAGGTCCAACGTCTCCGGCTTCAATCGTATCAAGCATATCATCTTCATCAAAAGCCTTTCTCTTCGGTCCGAGTCCCGACTTCTTAACATCACTGAATAACTTTTTAAAAAATGTTACCCCTATAATCTTATAATACTTTTTAAACAGTTGCCGTAGTTCAGGTGCCCTCTTATCAACCACCCATTCAATCCGCCCTGTAAATCCTTTATCAACTTCTTCAGCAGCATCTATATAAAACTGCTTGAATATTCTATTAAGTGGTTTAACCCATGACCGCTCTATCTGCATCATCATGAGGACCAGTTCTCGTTGTTGCTGTCTCTGTCCTCTCTTTGATTTTATGTTAATCATTCTATCACCCCGTCTTCTTCATCAGATGGGGACGGTTCTACTGTCTCAGGCTCTTCAGGTGGAAAGTTCTCGTCAAGGTCTGGCTCTTCACCAAGCGGAACCATAGCAGCACTAACCATTACAACGTCACCGGCATCACCGATAGACTCAAGACCGACCATATCCCGTTTCTCGTTTATGGTTAGGAACGTGCTAGTTTCTGCTGTCTGCCATTTCTCTTTACGCCTTGACTCAAGCGCGGGAACTCCTGATAAATCGTAATCAAGTAAAATGTTTTCCTGATCTTTTAATAACCAGTTATTCAATTCCGCTTTTAAATAATTTAAATAATAACTGACTGTATCTTCATATAATGCAAGGCGGGCTTCAGTATAATTGCTATAGGTATTATCACCAGGTATTCCTAAAAGCATTGAAGGATAACCATAGGACATTGAAATCTTACGTGCTACCTCGCGCCCTCCCTCGATAAACTCAAGGTCAATCGCGTTCCATCCGTACGGCTTTGCGTCAGTACCACCTTCAAGGACTAGGTTCTTTCCAGCATTTTCACCGCCTGCATATTCAACCTTTAATTGACTTTCTAATCTCTCGAATTGCTTATCAGTCAATTGTGAATTTGAAATAAAGATCATTCCAGGACGTGCCTGATTTTCAAGTAGACCCTTATTCCATTTAGCCCGCTCGTTATCTGTATCTATCTCATAACCTGCTGAAGCAGTAGCAGCGGCACCGTACCAGTCATCAGTCGGATGAAAATTCTTTAATTGCAATATATCGCATGACCCGTCTAGTTCTACAGGAAAATCAACGGTCCTGCCATTAACAGTATAGGTATATCCTCTCAATGCCCCGGTCGTGCTGTTCTTAGTTATCTGCATATAGTCAGGGCGCAATGAATACAGTTCAGCTATGCCTTTGTTGACAGTGCGCGGTACTTTCTCAAGATAAGCGTTACCATCAAGCAACAGAAAGGCCACTGTCTTCATGATCAAATAATTAAACGAGTCAGCCGGATTTGATCGGCGTATCAATGTCATAAGTTC